GGTACGTGCATCGGGCACTTTTTCTTCGCGAAGGCGAATAGAGCTTGTGGCCGAGTCGGCATCCATCGAGTAATATGCGTTCACTTCGTCGGCCAACTGAGCAATAAGAGCTGCATCCTTGCCGGTCATGGTGCCGAGGAAGTATTTTGTGAACTCCGGATAGTCAATGGCAGCTGTCTCGCGGTTCTGCAGGTATTTTCTCACATATTCTGCAAGGCCCTCTCCCATAAGCTCCGCTTTGGAATAGGTGTCGGCCAAAGCCTTATCAATGCCCTGCTTAAGCTCGTTCTGCATTGCCCCAGTCAGGCCGCCCTGCAGGTCATAAATATTGTCAAGGTGGTGGCCCAGCTCATGTGCGATTGTCGGAAGGTCATTTGCGATCCTCGATCTAATGCCCTGGTTATGCTGATTATACTGGCCGCGTACATCCTTTGCCCTGATATGGCCGGTAGTGATCTGAATGCCGAAGTCGTGGCGGATGCCCTCGATGATCTCGGAAAGGCTCTTGGGCTTCTTATCCCTGCTGCCTACCCTGTCGGCTGTCCATTCGTCCGAGTGGTCGGGTCTGCCGGTCTCGCGCATCATGTCGATGCCCTCTGCGGCTCCCTTGCGGATATCCACCACAGGGTTATGCTTTGTCAGCTCCGAGAGAATAGCCTCGCCCCTTTCCCCTGTCGGGATGAAGAAGCGCTGCTCATAGTTTATGCGCTCTGTGATAATGCCGGCATACTGCCTTGCGATATACCACATATTCTGTCCGGAGATCTCCATGCGCCACTCTCCGCTTACGCGGCGGCGGAAGATCTTCATGCGGTTATCTCTGAGAACTGCTTCCTTGCCCTCCTGCAGAACGCTCTGAGAGATCTGCTGCGGAGTATAGGTCTGCATGGTGCGGTTTGTGCCAAGGCCACTAAGAACGCCGTCTATCTGTGTAGGCATGATAACCCTGCCAAGGAACTGGCGGCCGTCACTTGCCATAACGCGCATTACACGTGTGTTGTTTGAAGGCAGTCTGTCCCATATAGGCAGAAGTGTGCCGGTCAGAAGATGAAGGGTGCTCTCGTTATATTTGGGAGCCTTATTCATTTCTTCTTTCCATGCCTTGCTCCACTCGGCCTTGGGAATGGCCGTTGTCTTGTTCTTAAGAGTCTCTTCCACAAAGGTACTGCTGTTGCCTTTTGCCGGGCTCTCAAGCTTAAAGCGCTGCTGGATCTCACCCGTTTTCGGGTTAGTCCTGCTCGATATCTGATAGACGGCCTTTACGCTGCCGTCCTCAAGGCGAACAAGTCCTTTGAAGTCCTGGTGCCAGTCCTTAAGCTCCGAATACTTTACAAGCTCGGTTTTTCTGTATGTCTTCATCTGAACATACTTGGTGTCGGCTCCGCCCTCGCCCTTGCGCACAGTTTTCTCATCCATGACCTCGATCTTGTCCGCACGGTAGTTTTCAAGGCCCATGTCGACTGTGCCGTTGGCAATGGCCACGTCCATCATCTGCTCAAAGGTATCATAGAAGCCCTGGAAGACTTCGTTCTGTTCCTCTACCTCAAGGGAAAGGATGCGGTTAAGGAACTTCGATACATCCCTGAGCTCTTCTGCACCTTCATTGAGCTTGCCGCTTTCATCAAAGATCTTGTTATAAAGGCCCAGCTTGCGAAGAACATCCCGGTCGATGCTCTTATAGTAGGTTGCCAGTGCGTCAGCTGCGATCGGGTTCTCAAGGTTGTCCTTTTCGCTGAAGATGCCGCTGCCGGCCTGCCTCTGTCCCTTTGTCAGTGCGCCCAGCTGATCGAGCCTGCGCGCGATCGTGGAGGTAAAGCGCTTCTGTCCCATTACGTTGGTGGTTACCAGGCGGAATATAGGTGCACTTGCCTGGTTGCTTCGGTGTGTTCGGCCAAAGCCCTGTGTGGCCTTGGATGCGCTCCAGCCGGGCTGCAGCAGGTAATGTACGCGCTTCTGCTGATTTTTGGCGCGGAGATCTGCGTGATAGCTGCGGCCGGTGCCGCCTGCCTCCGAGAAGATAAGAATACGCTTCTTGCCGTCCTGGAACATCTGAGCATCGGCAATGCCTGCCTTGCTGCTGCGCTTTTCAAGGGTGCGGCGCATTTTGCCGTCTTCGTCCATCTTCTCAACCACCCTGCGTGTTCTGCCGGTGACTTCGGCCACGTTGTCCACGCCGAAAGCGTCAAACAGCATTTCAAGGGGGCCATCGGGCACCTTCATGTTCTGAACATCCTCAAGAAGTTCATCTCTCATGCGCAGCGCCTTTTTGCTCAGGACGGGGTTGCCGTCTTTATCCATGACAGGGCGGGTCTGAATGTTGCCCCTGTCATCGGTATATTCCTCATATTCCTGCACCGGATATGCCTTTCTGACCATGTCGGCCAGCATTTCCGAAGGTGTCAGGTCAAGGTCATCAAGGGAAAGTCCCTCGTCTTCAAACTTTGCGATAGATCTGTTGGCCTGCGCCTCGTTGGTGTTCACCAGCTGAATAACGCAGCTGTTTCCGTTGTCCAGTTCTCTGCGGACGTCGGCAATTACCGAGGGCATCGACATGGATGTGATCATCTGATTATAGAAACGCTGCTGCGAGGTATAAAAGGCGCTGTTTACATTGCCTCTTGCCCTGCCGTTTTTATCTGCGCCGGTCACCTTAAGGGCCTCATTCATGTTCTGCCACACCGTCTGCCAGGCTCTGCTCATGGTGTTATAGATCTCTGTCTGCATGGGGTTAAGCTCATGCTGCAGGGTGTCATAGGTGACATCATCATAAGAGATGCTGCGCGCCATATATACACCCATCGACTTCATATCGCGGGCCACCAGCTCCATAGCAGCCAGTCCGCCGGTCGAGATCTTCGAGATAAACTCTTCCGAGGTCGAAAAGGCCGTGCCCTTGCCCCAAAGCCCCAGGCGTTCCAGGTATGCATATTCGCTGATATCGGTAGCACCGGTAGCCGATGCGTAAACAACACGTGCTTTTGGGAAAGCTTTCTGCAGCTCTATGCCGGCAAGGGCCTTTGCGCTCGGCTTGGTCTTGCCGCGCTTGCCCATCTTGCCTGCCGAGTTAGCCATATTGTGTGCTTCGTCAAAACAGATGACGCCGTCAAAGTCGGCACCCAGCCAGCGCTTGAGGGCATCAAGGCGGCTCTTCTCGTTCTTCGAAGTCTTAAGTGTGTCATATGTGGTGAACAGAATACCCTTGTCGGCCTTAACATCCTGGCCCAGCTTGACCTTGCTGAAATCCATGATCTCGTCAGGATCTCCGCCCAGATCGCCCCAGTCACGGCGGGCATCGTTCAGGAGGCCTGCCTTTTCCGAGATCCAAATAGCCTTGTCTCTGCCCTGCAGGAAGTTGTCCATGATAATGCCTGCCAGCTGACGGCCTTTGCCGACGCCGGTGCCGTCACCGATGAAATAACCCTTTGTGCGGCCGTCGGGAAGGGTCTGCCCATGTGCCTGTCCTGCATAAATGACATTCTCAAGCTGTGCATCCGAAAGAAGTCCCTTTTTAACTATGCTTTCGGGCAGCGCCGGTGTATAGGTCACGTCAGGCGGTTCTACGGCTGCCATAGCTGCGCTTTCCACCAGTCGGGCCGGGTGCTTCTTTGCGCCCTTGATACGTGCCTTTTTCGGTGTGTAGGTCGCATATATGCTGTCGGGGTTTTCTGCCACTTCCGCAGCAGCTGTCTTGTCCTTTACAGGTGTCAGTTCAAGCTGTACCTGCTTTCCAGGTTGCTCGATATTTCCTCCAGCAGAGTCAATATCTTCTCGTCCGGATCCTTTTCCGAGTTTATCTTCTGCAGAAGATACTGTTCGTCCATTTCCTCTATCTCTTCCGATGTTGTCATCAGTCGATACAGCTGCTCCGGTTCGAGCCTCATTTCCGCTGTTGTCAGCAGGTTTTCCAGGCTTTCTCTTCTTTTCCACGCCCTCGGTGCGAGATGTCTCGGAAACTCCGGGGGAAAGTCTTCCATCGCCTGTCTGAGTGCCTGTGTCAGATAAAGGCTCCCCTCCCAGGGCTCCTGCAGCAGCTTTCTTACTGCCCTCGACAGAGGTGTTGCGTTTATTCGCTGCAATTCTGTCATTTCTTATTTCCTCCATAAAGGCCGGGATCTTCGAGAGATCCTTGAAAATGCCTGTCTTGGTCTCGCCCTTTTGGGCTCCTGTCTTGTCGATGACTACAAGCTGAACATTAAATGTCGTGCCGTATTTGCGGTAATTCTGGCCGTCGATCTGAATGTTTGCTCTTATGTCATTTTCTCTTCTGAGCTCATCCCACCACGATCTGAACGCCGGTGCGTCATTGGCCATGCCGTTGCCCAGGATGGCCACCAGGCGGCCTCCATCCTCAAGGCGCTCAAGGGCCTGCTCGATGTGGCGCTTTGCATTGGCCGTTGCATTTTTGCTTGTGCGGCCGGCAGTCGAACTGAAGGGCGGGTTCATAATAACCACGCTCGGGCGGATGCTGTCGGGCAGAAGGTTGTCTATCTGCTCGGCATTAAGGTTGAATGTGCCGTCAAGGCCCAGCTGATTAAGGAACTGCAGCCTGCGTTCCGAAAGCTCGTTTGCATAGACTGTCGCGCCCCATGCTTTGGGCCAGAGGGCAAGGCCGCCGATGCCGGCCGAGGGTTCAAGCACAACGTCATTCTCTGCCACGTTGGCTGCCCATGCCGCCAGGTATGCGATATTGGGCGGTGTCGAGAACTGCTGAAAGCTCTCCATTTCCTCTGTGCGCTTGGTCTGCGTGGGTATGTGGCGCAGCATTTCTATAAGGCTGTCAAGGGTCTGCTGTGCCTGGGCTGCCGATCCGTTGCCGTTCTTTACGAACTCGGCGTTCATAAGATACTGGTTTACGGCCAGCTCCATGCCGTCATAGGCATCCTTGACTGTGTATTTGCCCTCAGCCTGGGTGCCGCCGTATGCCTTGTTGGCGATCCTGAACAGGCGCTCGCCCGAGAAGTCCTGACCCTTGTCGAGGTATTTGCGCACTTCGTCCGCGATCTGCTGCTGCGGTGTTCCTGCAGCCTTTGTTTCTGCCTTTTTCTCGGCCTTAGTTTCACTCTTAGTTTCGAGCTTGCTTGCCATGCCGAACTTTGCTCGGTAATGAGCATCCACCTGTGCCCAGGTGAACAGATGCTTCTGGCCGCTGTCCCACACAGAGAGCTCTATGCCTCTTGAGTTCCACATGGCATGAGCCCTTGTGCCGTCAGTCAGATTGTGTGTCCGGCCGCCGATGCCAAACTCCTTTTTCAGAAACTCGGCAGCTTCCTTTTTGGTCGCTCCGGGGTTGTTCTTATAAAAGTTCTCAATGCGTTTGTCGCCGTTTTCAAAGCCGCTGGAATGTACCAGGACGTGGGCCAGCTCTTCGCTTGTGCCGAGGGGCACGTGGTCTTTCTTCTCGTCTCTTTCCGGTTCAAACTGTTCCTTTTTCAGTATTTCTACGAGTTCTTCACCAGATACTCTATGTCTTCGTCTATCACTCTCTTGCCTGTCAGGCCCAGGAACTCCGCCAATTCCTTCTCCTTCTTTTCTTCCTTCGCTCTCTCTTCCGGAGACATCTTCTCCAGCCTTGCTCTGTGCTCCTTCAGAGCCGCGATCAGCTTCTGTGTGCTGTCGCTGTGTTTCTTCTCTGCCATTGTCTATACCTCTCTGATCTGCTGTTTCTGCGGCCGCAGGGTAAAAGTTTCTTCGGGCCACGGCCAATGCTTCTTCCACAGCCTCCTGGCGTGTCGCAAAAGGCCCACCCTCAAACAGCTTGGCTCTGGCATCGGCAATCATGCCGTCCAGTTTGGAATTGTCCCTTTCGATGCTGACAAAATAGCCGTCTCCGGAGTCCATGAAGCGATACACCAGTCCATCTTTGCGCACACGGTTGTATGCCATAAGCTCCTGAGCAAGCTCTCCCAGCTTTTTCTCATTGTTTTCAGCACCAGTATAATCCTCGGCCATAGGCTTGGCAATATCCGTCTGAGCCGGCTGTGCTGTGCTTTCAACCACGTTGTCCATCTTGCCTGCCGTAAAGGCGTCTGCCTGGATGCCGTCTGCAAGGTCGGCCATCTCCATAGGCAGGCCCGATCTGCCGGCTGCATAGGCTGCATCAAAACGCGCCGAGAGATCTTCTGCGCTTATATCCTCTTTTTCAAGGATCTCGCTGAAAACTCTCTTGCCATGTTCGCCATATTCTGCCGCAGGCTCGCTCTGAGAGGTTTTTTCGCTCCGGGTATCTCTCTGTGTGTTGGCAGGAGTTTCGGCCCTCTCCGTCTGCCTCTGCTCGCTCACGGCACCTTTCGCCGTATTTTCTGTGATCTCTGTCACATTATTCCGCGTAATTTCTGTTACATCAACTGTTTCACTTTCTGCAACAGTTGGTGTAACCTCCGTGCGAGTTGGTGTAACCTCCGTGCGAGTTGGTGTAACCTCCGTGCGAGTTGACGCCGCGGCCTGTGCCTCGGCTTCCTGCCTTGCTATCTCTTCCTCGGCCAGCTCAAGGGCAAAGGCCTCAGGGGTGATATGCTCGGGCTCTGCCTGCTCGTTTAATTTGCCGGTCATTTGCTGAGCCTGCTGTGCAGGTACGGTTTCCCGTGAAACATCGGGGCTCTGCTGCTGTCTGCCGCCAAGGCGGTTAAGCATGTTGGCGCCGACGATCTGACCGCCGCCCAGGATGCCGGCTACACCTGCACCCATAAGGAACTCTTTGGCCATGCTTTCGGGATGGACAACTGCCTCTGCATCGGTCATCGAGAAGAAAGGCTTGTCATCATCATAAACAGCCTTCTGTGTCGTTCCCGATACAAGGCGCTGCAGAAGTTCTTCCTTGCCCTCGTCCCCCATGCTGAGGATCCATTCCACAAAGCTGCTTCTGCCGCCGCGCTCAAGGTTATCGGGCAGAGCTTCAATACCGCCGCTGCGCTCGATGGCCGCATTGATGCCCGAGGAAATAATAGCTGCAATGGCTGCCTCTGCATCATTGGCTCCGCGTTCCTTTGCCTCATCATAATCGCTGCCGAGGGTCTGAACTACCGAAGACCAATACAGAGGGTCTTTTCTCATGGATGTAACGGCATTGCTGATCTGATTGACCATGCCGGTGTTTGCTGCACCCAACTGAGCTGCCGCCGACTGTCCGCCCGAGAGAAATGCCAGGATAGAGTTGGGCAGCGCAGACATAACGCCCACGCCCAGCTCCGAGCCTATCTGTGCAAGCTTGCCTTTGCCGGCAAGGGTCTCCTGTCTTTCCCTCTCGGCGCGTTCATAGTTTTCCTTTGTCCAGTCGCTGAGGCGGGATGCAGGGTCATACTTGCCCAGGAAATCGGTAGGCAGAACAAAGTCAAGGGTGCTTGCAACTGCGTTGTCAAACTGCCACACGCCGGTGTTAAGGGCCTTTTTGGCCACATCCCATGCCGATGCTTCCTGTCTCTTCTCTTCCCTTTCCCTCTGCGAGGTGATCGCCCTCGATGCGATATCCTCGGCCCTGTCTATGCCATCGGGCGAAGCGCCGCCCCTCCTGCGAGAGGCGGCCTGTGTAGTCTTGGCTTCGATGACGGTGCCGGGCTTCTGGCTCTCCCTCTGAGTGCCGGTGAAGTTATGGCCATACTTCTCCTGCATGCTCTTTCCCGAGGAAGTCTGCTTTTCGTCCTTCTCGTTCTTCTTTGATGTAGTTTTGAAATTGTGGCCGTACTTTTCTTTCATGCTTGCCATCGGCAGCCCTACCTTCCGTATTCACTGAGCAGGATGGATGCCTGCGCCTGTGTGATATCTCCTTCTGCCACCGCATTTGCAATGGCGCTCTGCACCTCGCTCATGGTCGCGCCGTTCTCTATCTCTCCGTTGAGATATGTGACGAACTCTGCAAGGGTGCTCTGTCCTGTCGGCTCATTGCCGCTGTTCTCAGTCAGATAATTCTTCCAACCGGCAAGTGCCTGGCTCTTGGTCGAATATCCGAGGGCTTTATAATGCTCTGCAATATAGTCCTCAGCTGCGTCCTCGCCATACTTATCCACCCAGGCCACAACATCGTCCCATTTTCCGGTGCCGGTGCCTGTGTTGTTGCCGCCTTTGTTGCTGCCGCCCGATGTGGTGGTCTTCTGGTTCGCTGCGATATATGCCGCCGCCTGCGAGGATGTAAGGCCGGCCTTTTCAAGGGCAGCTGCATCGGGCATAATGCCGTTTTCAAGCATGTCCATAACTCTGTCATAGGCAAGCTCATTTTCATAACGGCTGTCTTCCAGCTCGTCACGCGATACGCCGTATTCCCATTCCTTGTCATATCGGCTGTCTGCGATCTCGTCGCGGCCCACCTGATAGTCAAAGTTCTTGTCCCACTGGAAGTCGCCCATCTGATCGCGGTACTGGCCATAGGCAAAGTTGCGGTCGTTATACCAGTCGTTCATGGTGTCGCGGTATCTGCCATACTGCCTGTCATCCATCTGCTGAAGGATGCCAAGGTCTTCGATGTCCGACTGCTTATCCTGCAGATACATTTCATAGGCCAGCTGAAAAAGCTCGGGCATCTTGTCTGCAGCCTGGGCGGCATAATAGTTATTCGCCTGCTGCGCGGCCGTGATGGCATAGCTGTTCATGCCGCCGGCATTGGCCGCAGCCGAAGTCAGGGTGTCGTTCATGGCCCTGTTGCCCTCACGCTCATACATCTTCTGATACTGCTGTGCCAGAGGGTCCTTTGCCGCATCATAGGAAAAGTCCTCGCGGTTAAGAATGCCGTCAAGGATGGCGTCTATCCTCTCGCTGTAGCTGCTCTCGTATGTAGGCTTCTTGTTATCGGCCTCAAACTCAAACGTGGGCTTGTTATAGTTGGCCGAGATATAGTCCCACATCTGCTGCATGACGTCATCGTTGGTATACTGGCTCATGCCCTCGGTCGAGGATGCCTTCTGATATCGCTTGTTGTATGTGTCCAGGACGTCCTTTGCATCGGCTCCCAGGGCCATCTGCTGCTTGCCCAGGGCAGCATAGTCGGTGTTATCCAGCCAGCCGGCATATTTACTGGTGGTGTCTATGTCAAGGCCCTCGGTCTGGATCTTCTCATTTCGGCTCTGCTCATACTGTGCCGCCTTGCGGTAGTCGCCCAGCTTTACGGCCTCGTCGATCAGCGCCTGATAGTCTGTGTCCTTCTTATATGCCATTTTTCTCTCTCACTCCTTTACCATTCGCCGCCGTCAATGTTAAGGGCGGCATTTGCGCTGATGACCAGCTCGCCTTCCTCGGTCAGATACATCATCTGTGCCCCGCCTTTTCCCTTGACTGTGAAGACAAAGCTGCCGGTCTCCGAAATGCCGGCCGTGAAGATCTCTCCGTTCTTGCCCTTGAATGTAAGGTTATCGCCGGTGATGCTCGATCCGGTTGTCGAGCTGCCGATGGTGGTCTGTGTCGTGTCGATCTCGCTTATGTTCGAGCTGTCCAGGTTCATAAGGGTCCATTCAAGCTGCTCCTGGATATACTGTATGTGGTTGGCCATTGCCTTTATGGCCTCGGGCACGTTGGCGTAGTTAAGTCTTCTGAGGTTCTGTGTGAATATAGGCATTATCTGTCCCCTCCGATAAAGAACTCACGGATAAAGGTCTTAAGCTTGCACGCGCCCTTGCCCGAAAGTCTGATCTCCACGCTGTCGCACCGCTCCGGAAGGATGGGCACAGTAACGGTCTTCGCCCAATCGTTGTGGGTAAGATACACTTCCTCCCACTTCTTATCGGTATTGCGCTTTATTTCAACGCGCAGGTGCGCCTTATCCCCCAGCTCAAGCCTCATGTGGAACCTCGAGTAACCCTTGCGTTCGTTCATGGTCTCATTAAAGGGGCATAAGGTGGCGCTCCACTCCACATCCGATATGTCGGCCGCCTCGTCGATATAGCCGAGCCAGCTGTCTGCTGTCAGCATCCACACCTTGCCTTCATGGCGCACCATATCCACGCAATGCAGGTTATCTTCATGCATCCACATGTTGTGCATCGTGTCATAGCTGAAGAAATGCCACTCGCCGCCGCTGTCTTTCATCGAGATGTAATACCGGCTGCCGTCAGAGGCTGCCACGGCCTCAGAATATCGCCTCTGTCCGAAACACTCGCTCACAAGCTCGGGAACGCCGCCTGTGTAGGCATACACGCCGCCTGTGCCCTTATAAAACAGGGTCTCGTTTATAACGCACATGCTCTTGCTTGAGCCTTTCTGCACGCCGTACACCTGGCTTGTGACGAGCTGGAAGTTGGCAGGCCTGTTGCCATACAGCTTGTGAAGTACATTTTCTTTAAAAAAGCAGATATGCGATCCAAAGGGGATGCAGCCTGTGAACTCGCCGTCTGTGGCCACGTCGATGTAATAGCTGTCGCCCGAAAGGCCGTCAAAGTTGTTGAAGTTAAAGGGGTCGCCATATTTGCTGCCATAGATGGTGTTGCCCTTAACGCCCCAAAGTCTGTAATTGCTCTCGCAGATATAGTCCAGGTCGGGCACTTCGCGCGCCACTCTGACGCTTCCGGTCTCGGTGCCCTCGGTAAAGCTGTTGTCATAAAAGGTCAGGGTCTTACCCTCCACCTTACGCACGATAATGGTCTTGTTGTTCTCCGGATGCACCGTGCAGCCGGTGATGGCCACCGCGTCACCCACTCGAAACTTCCAGTCCTCTTCTGCCGTGATGGTGTTGTGGGTGAAGGCAAGGCCCTCGGCCTCACAGATCTCTTCCATCTTGCCCACTTCACCGGTCTCAACATTGAACCATATCTTGTCAGGGAAGATGATGATATAGTCACCCACGCTGGCCATCTGCTTTTTGCCTTCAGTCATGGTCGTGCCGCTTTCGCCCTGCACCCACTCCCAGTTGTCGTTATACTGCATAATGATGATCGGGTCGGTCACGCCCTCTTTTCTCATCTGCAGAAGGCCGTCTTTGGCATAAAGGGCAAAGCTGCCGATCTGCCTCAGGTCGCTTTCCACCCTGCCGAACCTCTGTGAAAGGCAGGGATAAAGGGCACTTGAGGTGTTGACGGTTTCCGAGAACTCGCCCTCGCCATAGCCTTCGCCGTAATTGATGCCTCGGAAGCTCACGATATATTTCTTTGTTTTGGTTCTGACGGGCCTGAGATATGGTAGGTTCATTCTCTCACCCCATCATCACATTTTTATATCCGCCTGCCTGCCGGGGCATGTTCTCGCGGATATAAAGCTTTTTGTATTCGTCAAACATCTGGTTAAACATGAGCATGGTGTTGTTATAGTCATCATAGTCCCTGTTATAAAAGTCGATCTTGGCCATGAGCCAAAGGGCATAAAGCCCCTCATAAGGCTCAGGCACAAGCAGATCTTTATCCATATCATCGGGGTATTTAAGCTCGGGTGTTTCCTCCTGCTGCATGACAATGCGGCAGATCATGCCGTTCAGCTGGCTCAGCCATCCGAACTTGACCTCTTCCCCGAACACATTGGGCTTGATCTCTTCCACCTGCTCAATGATCTTGTTTATGGTTGTCATGCGCTGCCTCCCTTAAACTCTCTTTGTATAGGCCAGCGAGATCCAGCCGGCACCGCTTTTCAGCCTGCCCCAGCCGTTCTTCTCTTCCACGATGGTATAGGTCTTGCTGTCCGCGATTTTGCCCACGATGCCGTATTTGGTGCCGGGGCCGCTGCGGATGTTCAACTCGGTGCAGTTGGCAATCTTGATGCTGTAGGGCAGCTCGCTCACGCCCAGGTATTCCAGGATGCCCTCGGCATAGGCTGCCGCCAGCTTCTTCAGCTCGGCCGCTGTGTCATAGTCCAGGCTGTCCTTGCGGTTGTCCACGAAGAAGCCCTCAACGATAACGGCCGGGCACTTGACGCAGCGCAGGAAGCCGTAATAATCGGCTGTGCCGGTGCTGTTCTTCTTGGTTACCAGTCCGCGGCTACCCTGGCCGATCTTTTTGACCGCCTTTTCGATGGCAAGGCCGGCAGCTTTACTCTTGGCCGCATAACCGTTGGTCTGCACCAGCACCTCAAAGCCATCCCCGCCGCCGGCGTTGTTATGGACATCGACGGCGAAGTCGGGCTTGAAGGCGTTGGCTTCCTTGATCTCCTCGTTCAGAGGGTCGTTCTCGTCGCGGATACGGGAGATGCCGACGATGATGCCGGCAGCCTGCAGCAGGCGGCGCAGCTCCAGCGCGATCACCAGGTTGGCGTCAGCTTCCTTAACGTACTTCACGGCCCCGGGGTCTTTGCCGCCGTGCCCTACGCCGATAAATACACTCTTTGCCATAGGCTATCTCCCCTCCTTGGTCTTTGCATTGCGGACAGCGCACTCGATCTGGTATGTCAGCCATTCATCCACGCTGTCAAAGGCTTTTTCCAGCCACACGCGGGTATTCTCTTCCATAAGGGACAGCGCCGTTTCCTTTGCGGTCTGCAGGGCATTACGCTGCGCTTCGGCGTCAAAGGTGCCGTCTTCCTTTCGGCTGTCAACAAACATCTGGTTGACAGTGATAACGGCCGTCTGCACAGCCGCCAGGGCCTGTCCCAGGGCCTCGTTGCCCAGCTTATATTTAATGCCGATAAACAGCGCCAGCATGATGGCCACGCACAGCGCACCCGGCAGGGTCATAAGGATATGTTCATACATCGTC